GCAGGGCTGGAGTAGGTTTTCCGTAACCTATGTTGAAGGTCTGGAAGTCTGGGAATTTGTTTCTTAAGAAATGCTCGGCGTCATCTATTCTGACCACTCGGTCAGTATATTTGGCACAAGCTTCGATAGCTTTGCGATATCTCTGCTGTCTCATCATTCGGACGATTTTAGTAGGAAGGTCTTTTCCTTCTGCAAGTTCTTTAGCCACAGATATAAACCCTCTCTCTCGGAGGTTTTCTACCATGTTAACCCTTGCCCGCTTTAATCGTGATGAGACATGAGTAACTTTGATGCCCTCACACGGTGGTCGAGATTGTAGGTTTCCTTTTCGGAAACCTCTCTCTTCCATGGCGTTGTAGCTAGCTACTACCTCGTCTATCAATACATACTCTTGCGGATTGACTCGCTCTGACGAAGAAGAAGGGAGATTATTACTTCTTGTATTAAATTCCCTCATAGATAAGGTGAGTTTCATAAGGTCTTCCATATGAATCTTTCGACTCTTTGAGAACTGGGTAGCCCCATGTTTTATGAAATTGAGTGCCGTTATGGCGTCAGGTAGCCCCTGACCGTTTCCACCCTCACTGTACCGCCCTGGACCCTTCTGTCTAAGATGTTTTGTTCTGATAGTACGTTCTACAATCCTCTTGAGGAATTTAGGATGTTCTCTCCTACTTAAACTTTCTATGACAGAAGATGCCTCGTCGGTCTTCTTCGCCTTAAAGCCGAGCGCCTCGGCAAGTTTTGTTTGTTTGCGCATGTATGCTCTGTTGGGCGTAGTCATCACTACACTATTCTCACAGAACACACCTCGCTTTCCAATGAAGCTTTTATCTTTATTCAGTACAAGGCCGAAGCGTTGAACAGTATTGTCATATAGTTCAATCTCTTCCTTTGTCATCAAACCCACCATATCGTCTCCGCAAGTCTTAGCAGCGTGCATGGGCACACCTGCCCTGTAAACGCCATATGCGTTTAGCACTGTTAAAACTGTCCAGCCGACTCCAAGTCCCATAGGAGCCCCACAATTCATTGTGCGGACGTCTTCTTTGTAACTGAGGTCGTAGTATTCACGGATCGATCGATCATCTTGTGCCAGTCAGATGGCGCACGTATGACCTTCCCGATCCGGTGAAGTACAAATCTGGATAAGGTAACTGATATTGGGTCTGTTGACTTAGAAAAGTCTACAGAATATAGATTATAGTCGCCTTGGGCACCGCGATATAAATTTAGAGGTTCATCCCTGAGGATGGTTCTACTTATCGGAATCTTTCTTAATATGTTCATCA